CTGTTCGACAAAGAACTGTGGACCCTTGTGGGAGTGATGATGCTCAAGACCGTCATTCAGACCGGGATGTCGTATGTGATGCGGATGCAGGTCCGCAATGGGTGAGTCGACGGTTTTGTTGCTGCTTCTGGTCGCCGTGATTGCGGTTGGTGTGTACCTGTCCATGAACCAATGACATGGAACACACCGTGCTGTTGAACAACGGTGAGTCAGTGACGTTGGTTGGCGAGTTGGAGTTAGTCGGGGATCACATGGTGCTGTCCAACGGTCATGCCACATACAGGTTCCATTGGTCGAACGTGCTGTATTGCCGTTCCAGAGTTAAACGATGAGGAGGTGTCGGGGGTGGGTGAAACTGAACTACTCCCGGCACCACCGCATCTGATCGGCCCTACCTGGCGGAAAACTGTTGACGGGGCATGGCATCTACCTGAGCGCACACTTGGTTGGGGTGTGCTGAATTGGTGGGCGACGTATGTGAAGACCCCCGGTGGTGAGAACGCTGGCGAAGCTTTCTTACCCACTTTGGAGCAGGCCCGTTGGGTGTTGTGGTGGTTCGCCGTCGATGAGGACGGCAGGTACAGCCACCGTAACGGTGTGTTCAGGCGCATGAAGGGGCACGGTAAAGACCCGTTAGCGGCTGCGTTGTCGCTGGTGGAGTTGTGCGGCCCAGTAGCTTTCAGCCACTTCGCAGGCACAGAGGTTGTGGGTAAGCCTAGGCACGCCGCGTGGATTCAGATCGTCGCGGTGTCCCAGGAACAGACGAAGAACACAATGAGTTTGTTCCCGGTGATGGTGTCCTCACAGTTGAAAGAGGACTACAGCCTTGAGGTCAATAAGACGATCATCTATTCGGAGGCTGGCGGCAGGATTGAAGCTGTCACCTCCTCCCCCCATTCGATGGAGGGTAACCGCCCCACCCTGGTGATCCGTAACGAAACGCAGTGGTGGGTGGACTCCAATGACGGGCACGAACTTGCCGGTGTCATTGAGGGGAACGTCACGAAGATTCCGGGTGCCCGGATTTTGTCGATCTGCAACGCGCACATCCCCGGTGATGATTCCGTTGCGGAGCGGGACTATGACGCTTGGCAGGCTGTGCATTCCGGTCAGGCTGTCGATGTCGGCACCCTGTACGACGCACTCGAAGCGCCAGCCGACACCCCTGTGTCGGAGATACCGTCTGAGCGGGAAGACCCGGACGGTTACGCGGCGGGTGTGGCGAAGCTCCGTGAGGGCATTGAGATAGCCCGTGGTGATTCGGTGTGGCTGCCGGTCGATTCGATCATTGAGTCGGTTCTGGATGTTCGTAACCCGATCACTGAGTCTCGTAGAAAGTTTTTGAATCAGGTCAACGCATCTGAGGATTCTTGGATCGCACCGTATGAGTGGGATGCCTGTTCGGATGTTGAGCGGCCCTTGGAGAAGGGTGACCGGATCACGTTGGGGTTTGACGGGTCGAAGTCCAATGACTGGACAGCTTTGGTGGCGTGCAGGCTGGATGACGCGAAGCTGTTCCTGATCGGGGCTTGGAACCCGGTGAAGCACGGTGGTGAGGTTCCCCGCGAGGACGTGGATGCTGCTGTCCGTTCCTGTTTCGAGAAGTTCGATGTGGTTGCGTTCCGGGCGGATGTCAAGGAGTTCGAGGCGTATGTCGATCAGTGGTCGAGGGATTACCGGAAGCAGTTGAAGGTTAAGGCTTCCCCGAATAACCCTGTGGCGTTTGATATGCGGGGCAACACGAAGCGTTTCGCGTTGGACTGTGAACGATTTTTGGATGCGGTTTTGGAGGGTGAGGTTCGCCATGACGGCAACCTGACGTTGCGTCAGCATGTGCTGAACGCACGCAGGTATCCCACCAATTTTGATGCTATTTCGATCCGTAAGGCATCGAAGGATTCGAGTCGCAAGATTGACGCAGCCGTGTGCGCGGTTTTGGCTTTCGGTGGCAGACAGGACTATCTGATGAGTAGAAACGCTAGGACACGCCGAGCGGTGGTGGTTTCGTAATGGCGCAAGATGTCGAGAAGGTACGCGACGAGATGATTAACGCCTTCGAGCAGCGTCAGGCTGGCTTGAAGGACGCGAAAGCGTATTACGACGCGGAACGCCGCCCGGACGCTATCGGTGTGGCGGTGCCGCCCGAGATGCGAAAATTGTTGAGCCATGTTGGCTATCCGCGTCTGTATGTCGATTCGATTGCTGAACGTCAGGAACTTGAGGGTTTCAGGATGGGCGGTGCGGATGAGGCTGACGCGGAGTTGTGGGATTGGTGGAAGGCCAACAACCTGGATGTTGAGGCCCCGCTGGGTCACACTGATGCGTTGATGTACGGCAGGACGTATATCACTGTTGCGGCTCCTGATCCGAAGTTGGATTTGAATGTTGACCCGGATGTTCCGCTTATCAGGGTGGAGCCGCCTACGGGTTTGCACGCGGTGATTGATCCGCGTACCCGTGAGGTCACGCAGGCTATCCGGGTGGTGTACACGGAGGATCAGACCGCTGTTATTGCCGCTACTTTGTACACCCCTGAGGACACGATCCAGTGGGTTAAGGAGCAGGGGCAGTGGAAGGTTTTGTCGCGGGTGAAGCACGGCATGATGTTGGTGCCGGTCATCCCGTTGCATAACCGCACCCGGTTGTCCGACTTGTATGGCACGTCTGAGATCACCCCGGAGCTTCGGTCTGTGACTGATGCTGCTGCACGCATTTTGATGGACATGCAGGGCACGGCGGAGATCATGGCGATCCCGCAACGGTTGTTGTTCGGTGTGAAACCGGAGGATATCGGTGTCGATCCGCAGACCGGTGAGAAGCTGTTCGACGCTTATGTCGCAAGGATTTTGGCGTTTGAGGATGTCGATGCTAAGGCGCAGCAGTTCACGGCTGCGGAGTTACGCAACTTCGTGGATGCCCTTGACGCACTTGACCGTAAGGCTGCCGCGTACACGGGTTTGCCGCCGCAGTACTTGTCTTTCTCTTCTGATAATCCTGCTTCGGCTGAGGCGATTAAATCGTCGGAGTCCCGGCTTGTGAAGAAGGTTGAGCGTAAGAACCGCATTTTCGGTGGGGCGTGGGAGCAGGCTATGCGGGTGGCGTATAAGGCGATTAAGGGTGGGGATATCCCCCCGGAGATGTACCGCCTGGAAACGGTGTGGCGTGACCCGTCGACACCGACGTATGCGTCTAAGGCTGATGCTGCGGCGAAGCTGTACGCGAACGGTATGGGTGTTATCCCCCGTGAGCGTGCCCGTATCGACATGGGTTACTCCATCACTGAGCGTGAGGAGATGCGTGTGTGGGATCAGCAGGAGTCCCCTGTGGCGCAGTTAGGTGCGATGTACGGCGAGGGTGTTCCGCCTTCCCCGGCTGCTAAGGCTGCCCCTCAGACCGCTAACCCACCCCCGGAGCCGTCTAAGCCGGTGGTTGGCGGGTGACCGCCCCGCAACAGCAGGAGCAGCAGGTAGCCGCCTACATTGCGGCGCAGACTGTGGTGGCTGCCGCTGCGGCGCAGTACGCGCAATCGTTGGCCGGTCTGTTCGTGAGACCGGCCCTGTCGGTGTCCGAGTGGATCGCGTTGCTGCGTGTGGCGTTCCCACCGTTGCAGCAGTTCCGGGAGCGTTCAGCGACGTTGGCCCGACAGTTCTATGACACGCAGCGGGAGCAGTTCTATCCGGGGCTGATCCGCCACGAGGTGCTGTTGGAGACAACTAGCTTCGAGGCGTTCGTGAAGTCGATGGAGCCGGTCAGGGAGAAAATGACCCTCCCGGACAGCACCCCCGGTGCGGCAGCAGCTTTCACGTTGCAGTTCACCAGGGATGTTGAGGTGGCCGGTCGCAGGCAGATCATTGAGATGGTGGAGTCCGACGAGGACGTATTCGAGGAGTTGCAGTCGAAACCCGCGAGGCCACTGATGGATGTGAACCGTCCAGTCCAGGGGTGGGCCAGGGTCGCCACGGGGCGCGAAACATGCGCCTGGTGTTTGATGCTGGTGTCGCGTGGCCCCGTGTACCGGTCAGGAAAGTCCGGTGGGTCGAAGTTCGATGACGAGTCCACTGTCGCCGCCTACATCAGTGACGCTGAGATCAAAAAGTTCATGAATGAGTGGCACACCGGCTGCGACTGCAAGGTGATCCCGGTTTGGGATTTGGCTAATTGGCCTGGGAAGGATGCCCAGGAGCGTGCCGAGCAGTTGTGGGTCACGGCGGGTAAGAAAGCTTCCCGTGAGCTTCGCAACAACCCCGATAAAAGATATTACTCGTATGGGAAGCCTGCTACGGCAACGCAACCCGCGAAACCGGCTGGGTGGTATCCCACCACCGATAACCGGGAAACGATCAACCAGCTTCGCAAGATGATTGAAGCCGGTGAGGTCAATTCCTTTGATTGGGCAGTCCTGCATCAGGCTGCTTAAGCCCGTCAACGGAACCCTGGATGGGTTCCAATTTTTCTATGCCCAGGAGGCGAATTAACTATGTCCGACGAAAACCCTACTACTGACACCGCGTCTGTTGCTCCCGCCCAGGTGGCTTCGCAGCAGGAGTCTTTCAGCCTGGATTATGTTCAGCAGCTTCGCAATGAGGCCGCGAAGTACCGCACGGAGAAGAACGATGCGGTTGATCGTGCCAAAACGGAAGTCATCAAGGACTACGAGTCGAAGTTGACTGAGCGTGAGTCCGCGTTCAACGAAACCCAGGCCGAGCTTTCCGCTCGCGCCTTGGAACTGTTGAAGTTGAAGGCTGTTGTTTCGGCTGGCATCCCGTCTGAGGATGTCATGGATGTTGTCACCTTGATCCAGGGTGACGATGAGGCCACGGTGTCGGAGAGCGTGAAGCGGGTTAAGTCGCTTCTTGGGAAGGCTCCCGCGAATGAGCGTCCCATTGACCCATCACAAGGGCAGGCCAATGTGCTGCCGTTGAACGGTGATCCGTTGTTGGAGACTGTGAAACGGATCGTCGGCGCGGTCTGACCTAATTACCTTTAAGGAAAATGAAATGCCAGCATTCAATACCCCCGGAACGGTTGCGCTTACCGGGGATACCATGTTCCAGGGTTACCTGGACCCGATTTTGGCGCAGGATTACTTCGCTGAGATCGAAAAGACCTCTGTTGTTCAGCAGCTTGCTCGTCGGATTCCGTTGGGTCCGACTGGTGTTCGTATCCCGCACTGGACCGGCGATGTTCGGGCCAAGTGGGTTGGTGAGGGTGAGCAGAAGCCTGTCACCAAGGGCGACATGACCAAGCAGGACATCGTCCCCCACAAGATCGCTACGATCTTCGCGGCTAGCTCCGAGGTTGTGCGGGCGAACCCCGCGAACTACCTGAACACCATGCGTACCAAGGTCGCTGAGGCGATTGCGATTGCGTTCGACGGTGCGGTTCTGCACGGTGTTGATTCCCCGTTCGGCAAATGTGTTGCCGACACCGGGAAGTCCATTCAGCTTGGCGGGGCGGGTTCGACCGCGTTCGACCAGTTGAACGAGGGTTTGTCGCTTCTGGTTGCTGACAACAAGAAGTGGAACGGCACCCTGTTTGATGACATTGCCGAGCCGGTTCTGAACGCGGCTAAGGACAAGGTTGATCGTCCGCTGTTCATCGAGTCCACCTACACGGACATCAACAGCCCGTTCCGTTCGGGCCGGGTTCTGGGGCGTCCGACGTTCCTGTCGGATCACGTCACTGACCCCACCAAGCCCAACACCGATACCGGTGTTCTTGGTTTCCAGGGCGATTGGACCCAGATTGTGTGGGGCCAAATCGGTGGTCTGTCTTACGACGTTTCAGACCAGGCAACCCTGGACCTGTCCGCTAATGGTGATGGTTCCGGTCTGGTTTCGCTCTGGCAGAACAACTTGGTTGCTGTCCGTGTGGAGGCCGAGTTCGGTGTCCTGGTCAACGACCCGGAAGCTTTCGTCAAGCTGACCAAGTGAGTTTGCTGGGAGGGGCGGTTGTGTTTGCCGCCCCTCCTGCATCTCCTGTGAGAGGGACGTATGAAGATCAAAAACAAAGCCAACGGTGTCGAGGCTGAAGTCCCCGACACGCTGGCAGAACTACTTGTGAAGACGGGCAGTTGGGAGCCTGTTGAGGCTGCCGCCCCTGTGAAGCCGGTGCGTAAACGTGCCGCTAAGAAGCCCGTCGAGGAACCTGTTAGCACTGAGGAGTGAGTCATGGCGTATGCGTCTGCTGACGATGTGGCGGTGCGGTGGGCGCGCTGCCTGACTCCTGAAGAATGCGCCCTCGTCCAGGTTCGCCTAGACGATGTCGAGCGCATGTTGAAACGGCGCATCCCCGAATTGGATTCGAAGATCACGTCCGGTGACATTGATGTCGAGGATGTGATTCAGGTTGAGTCTGATGCGGTGCTGCGTCTGGCCCGCAACCCGGAAGGTTTCCAGTCCGAAACTGACGGCAATTACACGTATCAGCTTCAGAAGGATTTAGCTTCTGGTCGGTTGGAAATCACCGACGATGAGTGGGACATCCTGGGTGTGCGGCGTTCACGTATGTCTGTGTTGGTCCCCTCATTCGTGGCGGGTGACGGTTCCACGATTATCAGTAGGGGAAGTAGGCTATGACAACAGTTTTCACGGTGATCGGTGTTAAGAAACTGATCTACCAAACACTTCAGGATGATTACGGTGTTCTGCCTAATGGTGGCGGGTCACTAGGCGGCGGGGTGGTCACTGGTGGCCTGACCCAAGCCCAGGTCCAGACGTTGATTGATACTGCGATTGCGGGTATCCCGCAGTCTGCCGGTGTGACGTTGCAGCAGGTTGAGGCTTCGATTGCTGCGGCTGTCTCTAACCTACCTGCTCCCGGTTTGGGTGAACCGGCTGTGCTGGAACTGCTGGAAGAAAAACTCACTGAGTTCGGCCCTATGATCCAGCAGGCGATCCAGTCTCAGTTCAAGGCGATGCCCAAGAGCATCCGGCTGAACACTGATGACGGCAAGGTCAGCATTGAGGGTTTGGATATTTCCGGCCCGAATAAGCCTGTGTCTTTGGACATGGAGTTGCCTGACGGTTCGTTGTCGGTGAATGGCAAGCGGGTGTTGACGGTCGATGATGCTCTTGATGCTGCCGGTGGTGGGATTGACCAGGCGGCTATTGAGGCTGCGGTTCAGGCTGCTACCGCCACTCTGACTGCGGCCATTTCTTGGGAGGGTCAGCAGCGCGAGGAAGCTGATATCAACCTTGAAGCTGCGTACCAGTACCTCCGTGAGAATAAGGCCGACAAGTCTGCAATTGAGGGTCTTGAGAGTGCGATTATCGGCCAGTTGTCGAAGATTTTCGATGACATTGCGGCGCAGCAGAAGATCAGCGAGGACATCGTTGAGTGGGTTATCGCGGATTATGTGAAGAAGGCTGAGTTCCAGTCTTTGTTGGATGCGATTACCGGCCCTGATGCCACGGTGGAGGATGTGGCTAAGGCGTTCAAGGATTTGAACGCTGGCATCGAAGACCTTGTGCGTCAGCTTGTTTCTGAGGTTTTGGGTGTGCCGCTGCGGCAGATGGTGTCTGAGGCTATCGCCGAGCCTATGAGTGTGGTTCAGGCTGACATTGCGGCTTTGAAAGCCGATAAATCGGCACCCGTTCTTCCTGAGGCTACTGCCGCTGAAATCAAGAACGTGTTGACCGGTGGTGTTGAGGTTCCACCGAATATCCCGTGGACGGCTTGCACGAACGTGGGCGGCAGCGGCAACGTCGAGGCACGGCTCATCAACGGCGTAGTGCAGTTCCGTGGCGATAAGAAGGCCAACATCACCGCTGGTGGCTCACACACGACGGTGCTGCGTATCCCTGCCGGGTTCCCCGGCCCTGCGGTGGCTCAGAACATCGTTGTCCACGCCGTCAACACCGGAGTTTCCTTCGTCACCGGCCTGACCCGAATCGACACGTCTGGGGCTATCGGCCTGGCCGCACCCAACGGCAAGTTCGACACCGCCAGCTACGACGGCGTCCAGTACTTGGTGTTCTGAAAGGGGCCACGATGATTGACAAGAAGATCGAAGCAGTCACCACAGCAGCAGTCCATCCGGCGTGCCTTGATTTTCGGGCTGCCGCTGCCGATGCGCTGAAGGCCCTGGAGGCTGCGGCGGGCGGGCTGGCTGTTCCTGACCCGTCGCTGGTGCGTGTCTCCAACACCGCTGTCGGTGAGGGTGAGTACGTTGTCACGCCGCTGAACACGATGACGAACCGGTACATGCACACCCCTGGTGAGTTTGACGATTACGCCTTCGTGTTCCTGGCCTACACGATCCCGTCTGTGGTGCCTGGCGGCTCAACGTGGACGATCAAGGTCACCTACGGCGGTAAGACGATGACCTACCGCAACGAGTTCCTTACCGGCGGCAGCGCCACTGATGCGACTCGCGGTGCTGTGCAGTATTACGACCTGCCGATCACGCCGGGTCAGGGTCCGCAAGAGGTTGTGGTCACGTGCACCACCGGGTTGAATCTGACTGGCCGTGCCGGTAATCCGACGTACACGTTCGCCTCAAACTCTGTGACGGTGAGCAACTGGGTTCAGAGCGCGTCAGCGGGATGGGCCGGTGGTACTGGCAGCAACGACAAAACAACCTTCCCCAAGCTCGATGGGGACCGCCGCTATCTGGGTGTGTCTTCTGTAGCCACCACCCCGGCCCGCACGTATGTGCAGTCCGGTTCCGGTGGACCCGCAAAGGTTTTGTGGGAGGCGTTCGACAAGGATGGCCGTCGCATCGTCATCTTTGAGGATCGCAAGCCGCAGCCCGAGCCATTGACGATCATGCACGGCGGTGGAGCGAAGTTCGCTGCTGGCGCTTTAGTGGTCAACGTGAACGCGCCGTCGAAGGTGCTCTAAGGGGGTCGGTGTGAGTCTGCTGGATAAGGGTACGGACTGCATCATCGTCTACCCCGAAGAAGTCATCACGGACATCGACGGGAACACCCGCACCCAGCCCTCCAAATGCGGGTTCCGCATCCGAGCCAGGATGCAACCACAAGGGCAGTCCGGCACATCATCCAGGCGTGCGGAACAAGACAATGAGGGGTTCGAAACGGAGCGGGTGTACACAATGCGCCTCCCCCGTGGCGCACCCCTCCTTGGTGCCCAGGCTCAGGTTGAGTGGCGGGGGGTGCGGTGGGCTGTGTTCGGTGACCCGTTCTTCTACAACAGTTCCCGGCGCACCGCGCACGTCGGCTACACCCTCAAGAGGTTCTAATGAGAATAGAACTTGACCTGGACTGCACCGAGAAGGTGATGCACCGCCGGGAGGTAGCCAACGAGGTTGAGGACGCGGCGGTGAGGATCGGTGTGCGGGCTGAGAACAACCTTCAGAGCGCCAGGGCCACCACCCCGCACGTGAAGATTGACGGCACCGGGAAACAAACGGAAATTGATTTGGAGAAAGCACCGGATCGCCCGTTGGACTGGCTGGTGTACATGAAAGCCGGTGGTAAAGACCCGGATGCGATAGCGATCGAGTACGGGCACTTCCCGTCCGGCGTTTTCGCACCGGAACGGTACGGCAAGGTCACGAAAGCCCCTGCGGGCCTCTACATTTTGACGCGGGCGGCAGGGTTGGACGGTTCGATGTCCATCAGTTCCGGGCGTTCTAGAGGTAAACGCTGATGTCACGTATGCCTCGCGTTCAAGCGTTAGTCATCCCGCTTCTGCGGGAGGAGTTCCCTGATGTGCAGGTCACATCCTGGGGTGCCGATATCGACTTCAGGAAGTTCCCGATCCTGAACATCAGGCGGGTCGGTGGTGTCCGGCACATGACCAAACCGAAGCAGTTAGATAAGAGCGTCATCGAATTGTCGGCGTACACCACTGTGGGGTTGCCGGAAACTGAGCAACTGTACATGGATGCACTTGAGGTGCTGTATGACGCTGTGGCTCAACAGAAAATCATGGACGCAGGTTACCTGCATTCCATCAAGGAAACGATGGGTATGACCCAGTTTTCCTCTTTGTACATGGACTCCTGGCGAGTCCAGGGACTTATTGCACTTGGGGTTCGTCCCCTCACTCAAATAACCAGGAGTAATTAGAAATGCCAATCAATAACGATGCGGTGTTGACCGCAGCTACCGGGTTCATTTTCACGGCCCCGCTGGGGACCGCCCGCCCCACCCCGACTGAGGTTGCGGCGCTGGTCACCCCGAAACTGCTTCTTGAAGCCGGTGTCGAGGATGTTGTGGTTGACCCGGATGCCGATGCTGACGCTGGCGGCAAGGCCGGTGGCCGTTCGGCTGTGGTTGCTGATGCGAAGACCACACTGCCTGTGGCGTGGGTCAACGTGGGCCATACCAGCCGGGGAGATTTACCGGAGTTCGGGTACGACGGTGGTGACACCGAGGTTCGTGGGACGTGGCAGAACGAGTCGCTGCGCGAAATCGAAACGGACCCGTATGTGGATTACATCACCTTCAAGTTGCACCAGTTCGATAAGGATTCGTTCGAGCTTTACTACGGCAAGGACGCTCTTCCCACCACTACTGGTGTTTATGGGGTGTCGGGTAACGCCGAGCCTGTTGAGAAGGCTCTGTTCATTCTCATCATCGACGGCACCAACAAGATCGGTTTCCACGCCCATAAGGCTTCGTTCCGGCGTGACGATTCCGTTGAACTGGCGACTGATGAGTTCGCCGCGCTGCCGATCAAGGCGACTTTCCTCAACCACAACGCTGAGGTCAAGTTCTCCTGGATCAGCGCCACCCTGTTCCCGTCCCCGTAGTTAGACCGGGAGGGGGAAGTGGTCTTGGCGGGCCGTCCCTTCCCCCTCCCTTTGACCCGCCACCCTAGGCCCGCCATAAACTTTTGAAAGGTTCGCCATGTCAAACATTTTCACTTTGGATTCGATGCGCGAGGAAATTGAACGCGAGTTCGCCCCGTGCCAGTTCGAACTGCCGGAAGGCAAAGTTGTCACACTCCGCAACATTCTTCGTATCCCGAAGTCTGACCGGGAGAAGGTGTACACCCTCCTTGACGAGTTGACTGACATCAACAAGTCAGACGATGACGGTGGCCTGGTGGCTACCGAGAAGTCCGCTGAGGTTGCCCTCAAGATTCTGCCGTTGGTGGCTGACAGCGACAAGCTGGGCCGTCAACTGGTCGAGGCCATTGAGGAGGATTTGGCGTTGACGTTGCGTGTGTTCTCCGCGTGGATGGAGGGAACCCAGGCGGGGGAAGCGTAGGACTCGCACAGCTTATTGACGAGTACGGCGAGCATCTGGCCGCTGATCTGCTGGAACATTACAGGGTTGACCTGCGGGACATTTTTGATCCGCAGGCACGCCTGACCCCTTTGTATCTGCTTGTGCTGATTCGCGGTTTGCCTGACGATTGCCGTTTCAACGCGGAACGCAGGGGCGGTCAGGAGTTCCGGGGTTGGGGCACGTCCAGGTATGTGTCAGTCGCAACCGTCAACGCTGTGCGAGCGTTGCAGTACACGTATGTGGCTGCACATTCGAAGTCCCGCCCTCGCCCACCGGAGCCGTTCCCGACACCGGATGGGGTTCACCAGAAGAAGTTTGGTCCGGGTTCGTTTGCATTTATGGCGGCGCAGCAGTTAGCCGCAGGTCAGAAAGAGGATTAGATGGCGGGTCCGGGTGGCAGTCAGGTAGGGCAGGTTTATATCCGGGTTGTGCCGGATGCCAGTGGTTTCCGCAGGAAGCTTGACGCGCAACTGCGTAGCCAGTTGGCGGGCGTAGACCGGAACGTCAAGGTCATTGCGGATGTCGATGCTAGGACGGCGGGGGTCAGGGAGAAAATCCAGGCTGGCCTGTCCGGTTTGAGTGTCGATGTCGATACGAACTTCCGCCAGGAAGCATTGGATCGTCTTCAGCAGGCTTTAGCGCAGGTTCGGTCAGAGGCCGATAAGGCACTGTTCGATGATGCGGGCAGAGGTTTGGCGATCCGTGTCCGGGCGGAACTGGATCAGGCCAGTAAGGCTGAGATACGTTCGGAGTTGCAGGCGTTAGAACGGTTGACCTTCAGACTTGAACCGCGACTGGATGACAGTTTGGGTGACAGGATTCGGGCGCGGCTAGCTTTGGAGCGCCTTGCTGTCCCTGTAGAGCCTGTTGTGAAACCGGGCTACAAGGAGCGGATACAAGCCCGACTGGATGCGAGGAAGTTCACCGTCCCGGTTAACGTTGACTGGGACCGCAATGGGTTGACACGAGGTTTGGCTTCCGTTGGGACTACAGCCTTTACAACTATCTCCAAAGGGCTGTACAACGTCGGTAGCGGTATCGCTACGGTTGTTGGCGGGTTGGCGCGTATGCGCCAAGGGACGCTGCTGGTTTTGGCTGTGCTGGCGCTGATTGCGCCCGCACTGGCTTTGATATCCGGTCTGATTGTCACCCTTCCGGCTGCGTTCGCGGCGATCACCGTACCCATTGCGGCGATAGCCCTTGGGTTGGATGGCATTAAGAAAGCCGCCGAGGTTTCCAAAGCGGAGTTCGAGTCACTGAAGAAGGTGATGAGTGACCGTTGGCAGGCTAATCTCACCCCGGTCTTCGAGCAGTTGAATCAGCTTGGCCCCATGCTGCGTGAGTCGATGCCGAAAGTTGCAGACGGCTTGACTGCAATGGCGCAAGGTTTCACCGATGCGGTGACCAGCGCACCCGGTATGGCCGCGATCAAGAATACTATCGAAAATATCGGTGAGGCTCTTGGCAGGTCTAAGCAAGGTGTAACAGACTTCACCAACGGTTTGTTGAATCTTGTTTCCGCTCTGTCGGATAAGTTCCCCGGACTAGCTGACGCATTTAACCGGACGGGTAAGTCTTTCCTGGACTGGGTTGATAAGATCACCGAGAAAGGCCCAGGAGGGGTTTCGCAGTTAGACACTGCGATGAAGTCCCTTGGGGACACCCTGACTGCGCTTAACGGTTTGTTGGGAGACTTTTTCCGATCTGGTTGGGATAACCTGACTAACGGCGATTTCGCTGGCAATATGCGAAGTTTTGTCGATAGTATCCGCAGCCTTGTGCAGGACACGCTGCCTGCTTTGGCTCGCGGGTTCGAGGGTATCGCTTCGGCTTTGAAACCGGTAGCGGTGATAGTTGATGCTATTGACAAAACCCTGTCGGCTCTTGGGGCGAAACTCCCAGACGTTAATGATTTCAAAAATGAGTTGTCTGGTGGGTCTGTCGATAAACTCTTATGGGGCGACAAGGTCGGCGGTTGGATCGAAGGTCTTCGCGCCAAGATCAAGGGTGAAACCAAAGAGGTAGGTCAGGAAGCAGCCGCTAGTTTGGCTGACGGGCTGGCTCAAGGTTTGGACGCTGGCGCTTCACTAGGTGCCGCATCGTTTGGTGGCCTGGATAAGGTCGGTCAAGCTGTTTCGGAGCAGATCAAGAACGCGGTGAAGGTTTCCGCCGAGGATCAAAAGCAGGCGTTGCGTTCAGCGTTCACCGCTGGCGGTGTGGATACCGCTGTGTCGCAACAGTTGACTCAGCAGGTTACGGCTGCGGTCCAGGGCGCTAAGAACGCTATGGCGAACCTTGGCCCGGAGTTGCAAGGTTTGATCGACACCGCTCTGATGCCGTTGGCGACTATCGCTGACAGGGTTGGGCAGGCGTTCTCCACGATGGGACCGGCGATCAACAACGCGTTCATTGCGGCTATGGCCGGTGTGCGTAATACGATCACCGGTCTGTTCGCGTTCATGGTTCTCGCTATCGGCACGCAAACTTCGAAGATCAGTAACTCTATCGGTCAGGCGTTCCAGGGTGCCCCGCAGCAAGTCGGGGCGGCTTTGGCTGGTGTCCCCGGTGCTGTCGCGGGTGCGTTGGCCCCTGCGATTGCTGCCGCCGCTAACGCGGCTGTCGGGATGTTGCAGGCCATGAACGCCGGGTTGGCTGCGCTGCCTGCGGTTGTGCAGGCGTGGTTCGGTGCGGTCCCGGCAACTATCCAGGGTGCTATGGCACCGGCTATAGGGACGGTTGCTGCGGTGTGCCAGCAGGTTGTGTCAACGATGCTGTCATTCGCTGGGGCTGCGGAGCAGGCTGGTACGGCTATCGGCGCATCGTTCGCTAAGGGTATTGCGTCGGCTACCGATCTGGTTATCGCTTCGGCTGGCGCGTTGATGAACGCTGCCCGCGCATTCTTCCCCGCATCACCCGCCGAGAAAGGTCCGTTCTCCGGTAAAGGCTGGGTCACCTATTCAGGTCAGTCAATCGGTGAAGGTTTCTCGCAAGGGCTAAGGGACTCCACGAGCGGTGTGGTTAGCACCGCGAAGGAGTTGATGCAGGCGTTGAAGGATGTTTTCGGCACCGCCGAGGGTGTGAACTTCAACTTCATCTTCGGTGGAGGTGCCGCTGCGGCGGCAGGCGGTTCATTCGCAGGTATCGGCAACCAGATGTCATCCATTGCCTCGTCGGCGCAGAACTTCCAAACATCAATGGACAGCGCAGCAACCTCCCTGGCACCCATTGCCAGTGGGGACATCAAGGACCAGATCGACGCATTAACCCAGCAGCTTCTTGACCTGGAAATCCAGCGTAAGACGTTGATGCAGCAGAAGTATTCGGGTGCAGACAACGGTGCGTTGAAGGCGCAGTTGGATCAGATCGCCGCGCAGAAGAATGCGTTGGGGTTGCAGAAAGATCAACTGAACTACCAGTTGAAGTACGGCGGGGCGGTCAACCAGACCACGCAGGGTTATCAGGATCAGATCAAGAGCCTGCAAAAGATGCCGTTGGATTTCGCTATGGCTACTGGCAACCAGTTCCTGTCCGATCTGGGTTGGTCCGGCCAGGGTGCTATCCCGTCACTGATGCAGCAGGGTGTTGATTTCGGTTCCCAGTTTGTGTTCAACGTGGCGAACATGGATGACGCACTGTCCGGCCAGAAGGTTCTACAGAACAGGCAAATGCAAGCAACCATTGGGAGATAACGTGAAACCTGACACCGTAGTCGTGCTAGAGGGTGTCAACGGGGAACGGTTCACTATCGCCGGACCTAAAGCCGGGGATAAAGGTGTGTACCTGGGGACCGGGTTGAAAGAATTTTATGACCCTGCGGTGAAGGTGGTGTCGGAGGAGCCTGGGAATTACCCCGGCTCCAGGTATCTGAATCACCGGGTGTTGCGCCGTGATCTTGTGTTCGCGGTGGAGATTCTGGATGACCCTTCTAAGAACGTGTCGTGGTTGTCGAGGGATTCGGAGTGGCGTAAGGCTTGGAGTTTCGAGAGGGACTGCAAGCTTTATGTCACCACCCCGGAGTCCGGGACACGGTATTTGAAGGTTCGGTTGTTGGAGTCCCCTCAGGTGGACACCACCATTGATCCTCGTATGCACACCATTAACCGTGTGTCGATGGTGTGTGTGGCTAATGACCCGTTCTGGTGGGGTGAGGATGAGATTCACACCGCTGTAACGAAAACGGACACCAGTTTCGACCCGAATGCCCTCAATCTGCCGTGGCCCTGGCCGCAGAACGAACTGCCCAAGGAAACACTGTTCATTGATGTCCCGAAGGTCAATCCGACTGACCAGATCATCTGGCCTAAATGGTCGGTTCCTGGTTCAACGTATGCCCCGGCTGAGCCGTTTGTGCCGTGGCTGCCGTGGCTGGGTGCCCCGAAATCGCGGGCGACGATCTGGACTTTGCCTGATTATTCGTGGCAGGAGGACGATCAGAAGAACCGTAGGCTTCGGTTGCCTGGTTTGATCGGCGGGTTGCGTACCAACGA